TTCTATGAACTTTTAGCGTATTCACATGATGGTAGAATGGCGAGGAAGATGCAGATGCCTAAGCGTGGTTCTTATTCTAAGTTACCAAGTCTATCAAGAAGAGTTGGATTAAAGCCTAAAGAGTCTTATTTGTTAATGGACTTATTGAAGGATGAAAGTTTCAAGCAATTTGCTAAAACCAAATACAATAACGCAGAATGCAGACTTCTAAACTTAGGCGAAAAGAAAAGGAGAAAGAAAACAGATAGGATTGTTCCACAACAGGGATTAGGAGCGTGGTTCTAATGGGAACATATGGAGGAACTACTCGATATAACCATGATAAATGTAGAGCAGTATTACTTACATTCTTAGAGGAATTTCCATATAATGTTCCTTTTCTTATGGAAGATGTAATGGATTATATCATTCCATTGCCGGGTCATATGCTAAAGGATGTGCAACCCACAAAAAGCATGAAGATAGGGAAAATTAAAAAAAATAGATATCAAGATAGTAACTTCTTTAGCCAATTAATGCTTAAAGCAATAGAAGACCATTGGCAAAAAAATAAACCATCTATCGTAGTAAAGGGTCGTTGGAAAACTGATGTTGCTAGAAACTCTAAATCTACAAGGGTGTTTATTAAATTAAAAGATAAGAAAACTAAGTTAGATTGTTTTGATTGTGGGCTACCGATTGATGTGGATGTTAAATTCAATAAAAAGGGCGGTGATGTTTCTAACTTCAATAGAACTTTTACTTGCTCATATTGTTATAGTATTTATTGTGGTCATGACCCACAAGATGCTTTTCTCTTAACGAACATCAAAACAGATGAAGAAGATTATGAAGAAGATAATGATGATGACAATTGGTTAGATGAATTAATGATAATGGAAGATGATGAAAATGAAAAATGAATTATGGGTAGAAAAATATAGACCAACCACTTTGAGTGGAATAGTAGGACAGAGCAACTTTGTTCACGATGCTGAACATTGGGTGCTAAACAAGAATATGCCTAATGTGATTTTGTATGGTATGGCGGGAACAGGTAAAACCGCCGCATCTATCTCATTAGTGAACGATATCTTAGGAGAAGATAAGGAAGGTAATTTCTTTGAGATTAATGCCTCTGATGATAGAAAGTTAGAAACTGTCAGAACCAAGATTAAGGATATTGCAACGACTAAGAGATTGGGTGAAGCCCCATTCAAGATTATACTTCTCGATGAGATGGATGGTATGACTAAGGATGCTCAGAATGCACTCAAGAGAGTGATGGAGAGATATTCAGATAATTGTAGATTTATCATTACTTGTAACGATAGACACAAAATCATCTCACCCTTGCTTTCAAGGTGTGCTAATTATGGATTCAAGAGAGTTTCTTCTGAGAATATGTTCGGTATTCTGAGAAATATTTTGGATTCTGAGAACATTAATAGGCATTCAGATGAGGATTTAGAAACCTTCATTACCTATTTACAGGGAGACTTGAGGCGAGGGATTAACGAATTACAGGCTTCATCCTCATCAAACCGAAGCCTACAAAGTCAGATAGACAAGAGCCTAGAGCCATACTCTGAAATAATAAACATGATAATCGAGAATAACCATACTAATGCTTTGGAGAAGGTGCATAAATTGATACATACGTCTACTGATATGAAAACTATCTGTGTAAATTTACACGATATTATTTTGAAGACTGATTTAGGGCGACAGTCTAAGTTCAAGTTGCTCCGTGTAGTTGGGGAAGCCGAATGGAGAAGTAGTAATATGACTCCCAAAGTATTGGCATCTTGGATGATAGGACAGATGGTATAATGATTGAGGTAATTTTACTTGCGTATATTTTATTGAGATTTGTATTGAGAGTAGAGTTTACAGGAAGAAGAAGGAGAAGATGGTAATGTCAAGATTAGACTTTAACGAAGACGGAGTAGTTGACCTACAAGATGTAGAACATCTACTACTCCGATATGAGATAATAGCGTTAGGTGGCGCACTGCTGATTGTGCTACCTATACTAAACACGCTAAATTACATCAGCGTAGATTCCAATTTCTTTTGGATAATGTGTGGCTTAGTCATGCTGACAGAAGGATTAGTGGAAATAAAATATGAAAGAAAGCGAAAGCAACAAATGGAGGAAAAGAAAAATGAATGAAAATGAAGTAAGACAAGCAATAGCGAAAACTGCTGATGCTATCGGTTATACCGAAGCAGATGCGTTGGCGAGGTTTGAGGACATATGTTCCAAGAACAACGTCAATGTGAGTGAAGAGCCAATGTTGGCTCTGAACTTGTGGAAGGAGTTCTACAACAATGCGTTAAGAGCGCAGAAGAACACTACCACTGCTAATACATCGGGTTCATCCGGTGGATGGTATAAGACGGCATTCGGTTATTTCGTAAGTGTGGATGACGCAAGAGATATGCTTGCTATGCAGAACGAGAGAATAGTTGCAGACTATCGTAGAGATAGAGATGGAACATACAACTTAGGACAAGTTGCAGTATTCACTCCAACTGATGATGGTAAGTATGAAGCAAGAATGGTAAGAGAAGGCGAAGAAGTGATGAAGGTAATGGTAAGCCTACCTGCAAACAACGTAGATATGGAAGATGGGACTTTTGTAGTTCCTCTTGACACTAACGATGCTGAATGGAACAAGGCTCGCTATGGTAAACCACTGGCTGCTTCCGAGTGGAGAAGGTCAGCAGTGTTTATCGGTGAAGTTGAAGGTAACATGGGGAAATACTACTTCAACTACAAAGGGCCATCATCTAAGGAGTTCAATCCTAAGACGTTTGAGTGGGTTCACTTTGAGTGTATCATAAACTCAAGTGATGGAACTAAGATACATGGGGGTAAGGCTCACACTCTTGGAAGTCTTGCATACAACAGTGAACTTGCTGATGATGATTCCCGTAAGAAGGATATGTCATCAGTAGACATGAGAGAATCTCTTATGGAGTATAGTGGAGATAACTTCTTCGCAGTAGTTGATTTGGAATTGGCTCACAATGAGTTACAGAACAAGACTAACTACAACGATAGATACATCTTCACTGATGGTCAGGTAACAACTGTTAACATGAACCCAACAAAGAATGGAAACAGGTTATTCCATATGTCGGATTACAACTTGGAGAACGTTGCCGACTTTTCATGGGATGACTCCATTACCTGTTGGACACCACCACACATCGAAATTGATTTCGGTACAGGTTCTAATGTGGTTGTTGTGGGAAGAACATCACAAGGAACTGATGAAGATGGAAACCTAAGACCCATCTCCATCAACGTTACAGGTATTCTTGTGACAAAGGCAAGAGGCGGAAGCCCCGAAGAAATCACTCACATTGATGAGAATGATGATGACTTCGATGATGACTGGATGCCAGTCTGATTACGTAAAGGTGTAGCCATACACTTATTGTTGGTCTTAGGGGTGCAATGCCCCCTCTTAACAAAAAGGAGAAATAAACATGAATAAAGGATATTATGATGAATACAAAATAACCTCTTATGCTGATGATGACAGTGTTATACATGGTCAGAGTTATGCAATTAGAGCGAGCAACGTAGATTTTACTACGTGGAAACAAAACCAAAACAAGACTGATGAGTATTGGCTTAAGTTACATACTCTATCAGGTAAAGAAATCAGAATAAAAGTAGACTACAAGGGATTGAATGAGATACTGGAAGCAGTAGGAAATCCGTTAGTAGAATATAGGAATAGGGATTACAATGAGTTGGAACACAAATACTAAAACAACAAAAACGTTTGAAGAAAGAAAGAAAGAAAGATTGGAAAAGATAAAGCATAAAGCACAAGTTGCTATATCTTTCATGTGTCTTGGAATTTGGGGAGAACCCAAAACCGCTAAGACTGCTATTGCATTAGACATCTTAACAGAAGAAGATATTGCAAACGACATGAAAGTGTATGTTTTTGATTTCGATAATCGTGCTATTGATGTGAAAAGAAATCACTACAAGAACATAGATAACATCGTTGTTGATAATCCAATAGAGCGTAAGGAAGACAGTTTAGTTGACTTTGATGCTACTATGGAAAATGCAAGAACTTTCTATGAAATGGCTATGGAATGTTTGAATGAAGGTAAACTAAAAGCCGTTATTGTTGATGGAGCAGATAAACTACTTACAGATGTCTGTGAAACAAAGATGCGTGAAAAGCACAAGATGGATGCTGATGCAGTTATCAAGCAACCTCCTTATGTTTGGGGTGATAGAAACACTCCTTACAAGAACTTCTTACACAAGCAAATACTAGAGATGCCTTGTCATCGAATAGTTATTGCACATTCTAAAGATAAGTATTCGGGTAATCCGAATCCTGTCGGTGTAGAGGCTAATTGGCACTCTTCAACAGAAGATATTTTTACTTCCACAATACGAATGAACAGAGACATAAGAAAGAATGGTGCTGAGTACCATGCTCTCTTTGAGGCAAGTGCAAGAAAGCCTGAGTTGATTGGTTCACGAAGATTGGTTTTATCTATCAAAGATGGTGAAATTAATTGGACTGGTGTTGAGGAGATAAAGGCAGGTGAAATATGATGGATGAGAAAGAAGACTGGATGAAAGTTGATAGGGTGAAGCA